GGTTGCCTATCTCGACAGGATTGAGACCGATAGCACCCATCCTCGGCAGGTCATCAGCAGCCCATGTGTGGGTGAGTATCCACTGGGCAAATCCGTCTGTTACTTGTGTGCCGTTCGGTGCCGTCAGTATTTTTGTTTTATCGTCATAGTGCCAGCCTTGCGGCACGCCACTCATAGTGTTGCCTCCATTTGCTTGTGCTGCGAGCTGCTTCACGATGCTCGCATGTGTCGTGATTGCTGCTTGATGTTCCCAGAAGCCGACGATGGACTTGTTGGCGGCAGCGGCTATCTGGATGATATCGTTCGCGCCGAAGTCATCGCCGAGATTGAGGATTGGATAGTATGGCCGTCCGTATGGTGCGAATTGTGCCTGATAAACTGAGGCAAGAAAATTGTTGTAGACCTGCGGCAGAAAGAAGTCAACGCATGGCGCCAGCGCACTCAGGACGCCTTGCCAGTTCTGTAAGTTGGGATCAGCCCACGTGGTCACAGAAAAGGCACCTGAGACGGGTTTTAGGGCGTTGCAAACCGCTTGCGCCCAATTCACCTGCCCATTAAACTCAGCCTCCATATCGGCCACTACAATACCGTTTTGTTGCATGATAGAGGCGAGCAGGGCAATCTCACCTTGCAAGCCACCGAACGAGTCGCCGTAGCAATAGGTATACGGGATGGCTGGCAAGCCTGCCTGGATGATGGCGTTCAAGACTTGTTGGCGTCCGTTTATGCCGCCATACCATTCATTCGTGCCATCAGCCACCTTCACCAGTAGTGAGGTCACACCAACGGCTTTTGCTGCCTGTGTTGCCTGCTGGAACTGTGTAAGCGCCCAGTATTGTGTTTCCACTCCCAGGAAGAGCGGTGTACTACCGAGGCGATCTTCACCGGACATGTTGCTCTCCCTACACCTGCACTGAATTGGCAAAGCCTGGTACAGCGCTGGTTCCTTGCGTTCCAAAGGCATGCCAGTGCATCACTCTCTCTGCTGCAAATGGTGTCCCATCCACACTCTGCACAGACATCGAGACGGCATAGGCTTTGACATCAGAAAGCGTGAAGACAGTACTGTTTGCCACCATCGATGTGATGCTCACCACCTGCTGACTGCCTTTGCCAACGGTCACGGTCTTGGTATCCGTCTCACCACGCATGTTCGAGAGCGTGATAGTGATTTGCTGATCTGCACCACTTGTGTTAGCAAGCGCTAAATCCTCAGCAAAATTGACGCTGGTGAAGCCTTCAGCAAAGTTGTAGATGTGATTGTCAGTGTGGACCCCGAGCGAGTCAGAAACACCCATAGCGGTCCATCCTGTGCCACTATCGTAAGTCTGGAAGATTTGACGTTGGGCAACGATAGGCTGTGGTGTCTCTCCCAAACTCTGCACGTCCAGGGCTACCCCATCAGTATGGCTAACAAATTGGTTTGCAGCATTGATGTCCACCTGTATGGTGCTTTTCGCTGGAATAGCAACGTTAACCGGTGTGCTTGCTGTGGTTCCTGTGGAGGAGAGCAACTTGACCTGCACATTCGCAACGGTATCAGTGCTGAAGTTTGCCAGCGTTAAGACCTCACGAGAGGCGCTCGTGGTGTTGCCAGCGGCAAACGTCCAATGTGTGGCTGCATCTTCGGACCCCATCACATCGGCTGAGCCAGAGACGCCAGAGACGTTCACGTAGTACGACGGGCGTTCGGCAACGATACCGAGCGTGCTATCGGCGTGGACCTTCACTGCGACGTGCTGAGAGGAGAGACCTGCCCCGTTTGGCTCAAAAGTATCACGCGAGTCCGCGTGGACTGTGTGAGTTTGTGTAACAATCTGACCATTGCCATAGTACGTCACTTCAACCGGTACGTCCTGCGAGTTGGGGTTGAACACACTGATGAAGCTCTCGCCTGCGCTGGAGGTGGGAACCTCTGCAAAGAAGTAGTCGGTTCTCAGTTGCGTTTCACCGAACACATCTGTACCGCTGGAGACACCGTGAAAGTTCGAGAAGTACATCGGGCGTTCAGTCACGATGCCAGGACAGTCGCTTGTTGAGACTGAGGCAGAGAGGACTGCACCGTTCATGTCAAACTGTTTAATGGCGAGGTCGTTATTGACGTATTCGGTGTGTCTGGTGTTCTTCTCAACGGTAAACGTGACTTTCTTCTGGCTGTTTGCCGTGTCATAGTCACGCTTGTAGTAGTACTGGATCGTGACGGTGCAGCTCGCATTGTTGGGGTTGCCAACTGTGAGCCATTGCACGAAACCACCACCGACGCGACCTTCAGCGAAGTACCAGATCTGCGAGATTGGGACTGTATCGGCGGTAGCGGCACTTACGCTGCTGGGTGTGAGGAAGAATAGCGCACTGCACAAGAGCAGTGCTATAGGGATGATGGCACGTAGCCATCGGGTGTTGCGATACATTATGAGTTCTCCTTATGATGATCAACTTCTTGTTGCGAACCTTGCGAGACAATGATCTTCTTTTCCAAGAGAAAGAGCAAAAAGCTATTCGTCACTATAAGTACAATCTTTGTACCGATAATAATTGAGAAGATGAACATGAGATACGAAGCATTATTTTGTTGCACAAGGGTATTGATTTGTGAATAGGCGAGGAAGAAGGAACGTTCATGGTCAAGGATAATCCTGATTTGGACCGGATCAGCAGGCTTATCAGGTGAGACGAGCAATTTCTTTGCCGCCGTGTCCATATCGATGTAGTCCACCGTTGCACTGCGGATCAGCGTTGTGATGGCGTCTGGTTGAGGGTTTGCGACGATATGCGCTTGATTTGCCTCGAAGTGGGGCAGCATGTTCTGAAGTTCGTTGACCGCCTGTATCTTGTCGTCAGCGGTTCCGTACTGCATCAGTAACGCATCCTTCGCAATACGTTGACTAATCCATTCCTGAGAAGAGACATAGGCAGTTGTGCGATTGCTGTAGACCACCAACGTCGTCTCGTAGGCAATAATCAAAGCAAGCAGCGCGATAGTGAAGGTAATCAGTATCCGCATGATTGTTTTGATTTTTCTCGATGAATGGATCATACAGCGTCCTTATTTTATTATGTGTGTGAGGTACCCAATAAGCACTGCACTCAAGATCGCAATGACGGTGGAGACGATTCCCCACAGCACGCGAATTTGCAACTTGTCCTGACTCGCACGTTGCGCATCATCCCGGTCTCGATACTCCTTCTCCTGCGTCACCATGCGTGTATTCATCCCCTCAAGCCGGTCCTTGACCTTACTCAACTCGGTCTCGATGCGGCCTACCGTGTCATTGATCCGCGACAATTTCAGATCATTCTCACGTGTCGGTTCGTACAGGCTCAGTTGCGATTTGAGATAGCCGATGTCCTTCTCCATGACCTCCACCCGATACAAGAGCGTTGCAACCGGCTCCTGCTGATGTTGTTGCATCGCCGCTCTCCTTGCTATGATTGGCTAGTTAGTTGGTTGATCGGATGGTCCAGAAATCGCTTGATAGGCTTGATGAAAGCAGGTAAGCGTAAGGGATGGTGAAGAAGCCCCTGTCAGCACTTCCAGGCGTCCTTGACATGCCCCACTCAGTTCCCCAAGAATTTTGCACGTAAAACCTTTGTAATGCATCATCAAAGCCGCAGCAGTACACTGCATGTCCTCCAAGTAACTGCTCGTGATGAGAGGGCATGGGAACAACGCCGGTATCGGCGACTTGCTGACTCTCGAATGACTCGTAAACAGAGAAACCAAACACGAAGCCATAACCAGCGGCAAGACAGCCTTTCATCTGTGCAAGGGTACGGGCAACACGTTGGTAGGAGAGGGCTTTGTGCTGAAGTGCGGATTGATAGCAGGAGGCCGATGGCTTAACGGTGAATTGGCTGATATCGTACGGCCACATGGTTTCGGGGCAAGCACCCTGTTTGTTGACCGACTTAATACCATCCCTAATCATCGCGCCACTGTCACTATTGACCGTTCCCTCCATCGCTCGCTCGTTATAGTACACAAAAAGTCGTGAAGGGCGTGCATCAGGCAGACCTTGCTTCTTCTGGTCAAACTCAATGGCAGCAGCGATGGAATTGGCGGTGCAGCTCCCCAAATCGAGTTGATCCATTACAGGTGCGCAATTGGGACGTAAATCGACGCTAGCAGGTAGTGCTGAGAGGATATGTGTTTGTGCTGCATAGAGGTGGTCGCGTTGATCTGGTAAATCTCTTACCCAGCCATAGGAATACTTCGATGAGGCAAGCGGCATAATATTTATGTCCTTATAAAGAAAAAGCCATCAGAGCCGCACTTCATGTGGTGATATGGCTCTAAATGGCTCCGCTTGCTATTCATTTGTACGGTGATGGCAACGTTCAGTTCTGGCTCAAGTATACCATCTTATGGACAAGGACACAACAGAATGTACTACTGAGATGCCAGTTATGCTATACTGAGCATCAATACACGGTTGCTAGCGTTACGAGAATACAGATGAAATTAATGAGTCGGATTTTCGGTCTATCGATAGGCGAGGCTATACTGCTTTCAGAGCATCTCATGGCTGCAAAAATGCATGCAGGCACATGTTTATGTTGTGTCAGCAGAGTATCTATGGGGACTACATGGGTATATTTATTTATTGTACGGGAGAATAAGATACAGTATATAGATTATTACATACTTGAAGCATGGGCATATCATATCAGAGAGTATGGCGTCTCGTTTTATGGGTGGCAACCAGCAGAGCAGGTGCTTCCAATAAGCGTTATCCAGAGAGTCAAGGCAAGATAGAGGTCTCATGAGAGAAGAAATTATCACCGCACTCGCTCAGGCATTCGCACGGCATGGCAAAGAATTGTATCTTGTCGGTGGCACCGTCCGTGATGAGTTGCTAGGCAGAGAGTCCCACGATATCGACTGCGCAACGAACGCTCTCCCAGAAGAAATCAAAGCCATTACTCAGGAGACCAACCCGCTGCATATCGTTCCAATTGGCGAGAAGTTTGGGACTATCCAACTCCAATACGCCGCCGATGCAGAGCCTTTAATTGTCGAGATTACAACGTATCGAGGCGAGCGCTACCATCCAGGCTCACGACACCCTGACGTGCAATTTACCACGTCTCTCTACGAGGATTTGCGCAGGAGAGACTTCACCATCAACGCCATAGCCAAGAACCCGCTCACAGGTGAAATCATCGACCCGTTTCATGGTCAACACGATTTGTATTACTGGACCATACGAGCGGTTGAGAACCCTGCACAGCGTTTTGAGGATGACCCGCTGCGCTTGTTGCGTGCCGTCCGTTTTGCGTTTCAGTTAAACTTTAGCATCGAGGGAGAGACAGGTGATGCTATGATCGCTCAAGCGAAAAGCATTACCACGATAAGCTGGGAACGGATACGAGACGAGTTGGTAAAAGTATTCCTTATGCCGTACAGTCGCACAAGTGGGCGCATGCCAGATGCAATCATACGTATGCTGAAGCGTATGCAGTTGATTGACTACATTCTCCCAGAGGTCAACGCGCTGTGCGGTGTGGATCAGCCACCACATCACCATCTCGACGTATTCAACCATACGATGATTGTGTTCAACCATGTCCCGCCTCGTTTAACTATACGTCTTGCTGCATTGCTGCACGATATTGGCAAGCCTGCAACGAAGACAATGGATGGTGAAGTTGCGCATTTCTATGGTCACGAGGATGTGGGAGCAGAGATGGCTCGTCACATCTTGCGACGGTTGAAGTTTGATGGTGGCACAGTGGAGCACGTGGCAAAGGTCGTCAGTCTGCATATGCGCGTGAATCGCTATACATCGGAATGGAGCAATGGCGCGGTGCGTCGTCTTGTCGTGGATGCAGGCGAGACCATTGATGACCTGCTCGATCTAGCCGTTGCCGATGGTGCCAGTGACCGTGATGAGTCATACGAGGTGGTTGAGGCACGGATCAATGAGTTGAGAGAGCGGATACAGCACGTGCAGACTCAGGTGAAAGAGCAACCTCTACAGTCGCCGCTTGACGGTAACGAGTTGATGGCGTTGTTTGGCAGAAAGCCCGGTCCCTGGCTCAAAGAGGTGAAGCAACATTTGTGTGATCTCGTGATCGAAGGGACGCTACAACCTGATGACAAAGAGGCTGCTAAAACCTTTGCTCGTAACCTGCAAGGGGAAGGAGACTGACATGCCAACCATACAGATTAGTGGACCCTACTTACGCCAGTACCCGGTCATCCTGGACGAACTGAAACGTCTGCACATCGTATCAGATGTGCGCTACGTCGAACTCACAACAAAGACCGCTAGCGATCTGGGATGTACCCCAGATGTAAATGAACAGGTGATTGATACGACCTCGCCCGATTTTGTGGAGCACTTCAAAGGGTTTACCTACGTCAATCCACAACAGGCTGTTGCTGTACTCCACACTGATGAGCATGTACCGCTCACCATCAACGAATATATTCATTATGATCCCGAATCAACTCTGCACACGGGCGAACTGGGTGATGGAGGGAGCGTCGTCTATAGGGATAGGGTCTGGTCTAATTCGCTTGATACCGATGTAGAGGGTATTCGTATCGACAAGAACGATTCTAGAGGAGATTATACCCACCTCACAGCCAAACAAGCCCTAGAGTTGCTAGAGTGGCTTGAGCAGGAGCGTGCCACGCTGGAAGAGAAAGCACAGGAAAATGATGAACAGGGACGCATTTCTTGAGATTGTAGCAAAATTGCGTGAATTGCACCAACGAACGGGGATCGTCTGGCGATTGGGGCGAGAGGGCAATACCATTTTCACCAGCGACCCAGCTATCTCACTTTCCTCGTGGACATTCTTTGGCACGATAGAGGAACTCTTGCCCCTCTCAGTACCACAACTCTTAGAGCGCAGGCAGTACTTTTATCGAACGAGGTCCACAATCTGGTTCCCTCCCAGCAAGTGGAGCAATGGCATCGGCGAGGCTGAAATCGAGGAGTATCATGGACGCGATACGTATGCAAGATGATGTCAGTGGTAGGACATATGAAACAGCACTTCGATATCTTTGAGATCCGGCAATGGCGCGAAGGCTACACGCTTCGTGTTGACATCAGCCGACCTCGCAACGCGCCACGTGGCAAGTTCACGAAAGCTGATAGAAAACGTGCGCTCACTGCCAACAGGAAGAACCAAGAACTCAACGAGCGTCTGTTCGCCTCGCTGGATGAGGTACACGAGGAAATCAAGCGCCTTCAGATTCCAGAGGATGCAAAACTACGTGGCTAATTCCCAGAGAGAACCACACCGCTTTTGATGGCAAAAGCTTAGCAAAACCAGCCTTGCGATCCTCATTGCGCTATCGCTTCATTGCGGTTCTCAGGCGTGTCTCCCTCTCTCTTTTGTCTCTAAAGAAAAGAAGGAGAGATAGACGCGCTTTGTGTTGCGCCTGCGGCAAAGCGCTAGCCCCTGCGGCAATGAGCAGTGTTTGCCAAGCTTTTTAAAAGCGGCGTGGAGGTGAGTATACCGTTGGGACAACGCACCTAAGAATCACATTTCATACCCTTTAGCGACGTACCAGCCATCGCCACAGGCCCATTCATGCCTTATTCCGTGTCACAATAGTTCCCCCTTTATGTCACAGCAGTTCCCCCTTTCGGCGCAAAACACGGAACCATAGTTCCCCCTTTTTATAAGTACACTTGTTTTCTGATATAAAAGGTGATATAATAAGAGATATAAATACAGCGTGAAGGAGAGCATCTCGCATGGTGACAATTAAAGAATTGAGGGAGGGTAAGGGATGGACTCAGGCCGAATTAGCAACACAGGCTGGTGTGTCATTCCCGACAATTTCACGTACTGAGAATGGGCATCCTATCAGCAAGGCAAGTCTGCGCCACATCTGCAAGGCGCTTGGCGTCGATGTCGCTCGAATAGAAGGGGTGACTATTGCTCAACGTGGACGAACAAAGGCAGATCAGTAATCTCGGAGAGGACAGAAGAGTATAGTGCAGCCTACCACAGTCACACCTCTCTCCTGTCCAATGAAGCTTTCACTTCATGGTCAGTATAGCCCAGTAGGATCGTCCATGCAATGAGTTATCTGTATAGTGACATGGTGTATGAGGTCAGAGGATTGACCCACATTCAGTTTCGGGTGTTGTCCAATTTAGCGCGTTATGTGGATGTCAACGGCAAGAATGCTTATCCTAACCTCTCGACGTTAGCAACTTATGCTGAGTGCAGCGAACGCTACACCAGAGAGACACTGAGAGAGTTGGAGGAAAAGCACCTGATCGTTGCAAGGTCAAAAACTGGTGGACGTGGCAAAGCCACTGTGTATGATATTACTTTACCGACTGAGTTGATCGAGGCGTACAAGCAAACTCACAAGAAGAAGTATCTTCGTACCAGGGGCAAGGCTCAAGAGAAAATTGTAGAGAGCCACTGGGACCAGTTATTTGAACAGTGAGTTTGATGTTAGGTTATATAGAAGGAGAAAAAGCTATGACAGAAGAACAAGCACAACTACTCATTGCGATTGCTTTAAAATTGGATCGAGGCGCAATCGAGGGTGAATGGCCCGAACAGCACTGTCGTTGGTGTAGTGGGTATAGCGGAGGTTATTCAGATTCTCAAAGCTTCACCCATGACGAGGGCTGTTTGGTATTGCTCGTTAAAGAACTTCGACAGACGACGTATAACTAGCGTAGAGGAGCGATCATGGACAAAGAACCGCTTACCCAACACCAGCTCTGGAAACTGCTCAACAGCGGCTCCGTTCTACATCTCGGATCATCTGAGATACGATATGATCCGAGCGACGAGGGACCGTATGTGGTCGTGTATAATGGCACTGAGTATCGTTGTACCTCGATTGGCGATGCTGCTATTGCGGTGGTAACACTTGAGGGAGAGATAACAAGATGAGCCAAACCTATTATGTATGCATCGTGAATGAAGAGAGCGAGCGTCATGGGCAGACAGGGCGAATTGTGAACATTGACCGCTCGCGTCCCGACCCGTGTGAGGTTGCATTCCCTGATGGGGAAACAGTATGGTTCCAGTGGGGTAATTTCTTTATCGTCCAGACCCACACCCGTACTATCTCTCCATTAGAAGCCAACAAGAGGAGCAGCAATAAAGAGAAACAGCAATGAGCCAACAAGATATCCACGTGATAAGCCCTCTAGTGTCTGCTAGAGGGCTTATTTGTCAAGGTTGTCCTGGTACTGGCAGCAACTCCCCACGTAACGCCATACACGCAATCGTCCCGTTGTTCGATATTGCCTCATCCCGCACGGTGATATGCCTACCTCGTGAGTCGAACTCACACTGCACTGTACCATTCATGTTCGGCTCGCTCACCGAATGGAAGCCCAACCGTCCAAAGTTCGCGCCGCTGAAATCGTCGGCATTGGCAAGCATCGCGATGCAATCTTTGTTGGCGCTCCACGATTGCACGGTCACTGTTGCCGTTCCCAAGCCGATATTGCATGAAGGTTCCAGTCCACGTGTGAAGTTGGCGAACTGCTGAGGATACAAGGTCGAAAATACGAAGAAGATAGCGAGGAAGAGTACCAAGAGGATGAGATATCCTCTCCACGATGCCCGTCGTGGTTGTGAGTGATATGACATTGTTTCATCTCCCAATAAAAATAGTAATTCGTAAATATAACATATAAGCTATAATACGCGACTTTATTGGGAGTATCCAATAGTTTACGGTTTCATCTCTTCCTTTGAGGCAATTTCCCACACCAATCGTTGTGCGTCCTCTATCGTCTTGCACTTGCCTATGGCATTGCTGAGGTCCATCAGGATACGATTGATAACACGATCCTCACTTACTGCCACCTTGCGAGGCTGCGCACAGGTGCAAGGTACTGCTGAGTCGCGCACTATCTGGAAGGTTGGATCGTCCTTGATCGGGTGCGCCATTTTGAGATGACCACATGTGTTGCAATACAAGAAGCAAGCAGCGTCGGTGACGATGTAGGTGTTGTTTCGGTCAACGTGGATGCTGCCTGGAATGAGTTGCTTCATGACTTCCCTCCGCTGAACCAGACACGGCTCCAATTCGAGATGTTGGGACCGTTGGTAGCATCGACGCTATAGAACCAAATCAGCCCGTTTGCCCCTTGCTGCACCATCGTCGTCAGTTTGACAATTGGGAGTTGCGAATTCCACACATCCATCATTTCGGGCAGGAACAACGGGATGGTGGTTCCAGGAGTTAAGCCGATGTAGCGCGTGGTGCCTATCATTTCGATGGTGTCGTTCTGCCCGTATCTATCCAGCAAACCTTGAGCGAACGTTGTCGCTTGGTCAGTCGTCATGCCTGCCGCTGTTGAATTAAGTGCTGACGTTATCTCATCGACAATCCCGCTATTGAGTTCGAGCGCTGCTTGAGCCGTTTGCGATGCAAGGTTGTCGAGCGTGGTGTTGACTGGTGATTGCCCAACATAGGTAAACGACAACACGGTCCCCGCTGGCAACTTCGGTAAGCTGCTGTCATAGGAGATTGATGGGCTATTTGGTTGCCAGTAGAATTGCCGGTTATTGTCCACGCTTTGCAGTCCCACCGTTGCCGGTTGCCCGTTAATCAAAATCACCGGAGCGCTATAGAGCGGATACCCCATCGTCCAACTTGTGGCCGAGCCATCAGCGGTCTTAATTTCAGCAGGTGGTGTGACAAGTCCACTAACGTTGGTGATGGTCTCCCTGCTACGGAACAAATCAGCGCTGCTCAACACGCTCACCTGTGGCCTATAGAGCAGGGAGCCTGATACATACACACTTGCAGTGTTGGCACTATCAGCTACGCTCTGTATCGGGAATGCACCAGGACGCGCTAACCTCGGGCCGAAATTCATTTGCTTCCACTTATCTACCAGCCAGAAGTAGTCACCACTGGCTTGCGTGAGCGTGTCCATCTCTGCATGGTAGTACGTCGAGACAGGCTTCGTGATTGGATGGAGCTGGCTAATCGTCGCCCCGGTCGCAATCGATGGCCCACGCACACATGCCACCAGCGTAAAGAGTTGCGGCATCATGGCCGGGTCAGTGGTAGTCATGGTAGTTTTCGTATAAAGCACCTGACCACTCAAGTTTGTCCCCAATGGCTGTATCCACAATTGATAGTAGCGGGATGTGCCACCATCATTGCGCAGGCCACACGCTCCACTGCCAAGCGGCGCTGTATCCAAGTACGACTGCACACATTGGCCGTCCCAGTAGACGTTGATGAGTCCACCCTGCATCGAGACTCTGATACGGTGGAAGGTGCCACGTGTGAAGGTGATGGCAGAAGCAGAGCCAAGCAGCGTGCGCGTCCCACTGGCAACCTTGTAGAGCCTGAGTTGGTTGGTGAATCCGCCACTGCTTGAAGCATCGTAGACTCCCACTTCATAGAAGTTGCTTGCATCGACTTTGCGAAACACCATACCACCTGCATCAGACATATCCATGTCCACGAGCATATCCACATCGCTTGTCGAGATGGCATTGTTGAGATAGAGCGCTCCACTACCCCCTGCAAGGGTGATGCTGGAATTGGTGGTGGTGTACGTGACGCTAGCAGTACTTCCACCACTCTTGTTCGTGCTGGTGTAGTTCGCGCTCGTATTCGTAGCGAACAAATCCTGTGTGGCTGATGGTTGGTTTGTCCAGTATGGAAGTGCCTCGCCTGCGCCACTATTGCCGACTGTGTGGAAGGTGGACAGGTCTTGCGTTGTCTGCACCGTTAAAGAGGTACCAGTCGGGATGTTGGCGTTATACATCACATTGGATGCAGCGACGTAGCCAACTGGCGTGAGGCTGAGCGCAGGACTGATGCGCGTACCTGTCACCGTACCATAATTTCCACATACACGGGCGTAGAGGCCCACAATAACCGGTGTCGTGATAGGCGGCGTAGCGCTGTAGAGGACCATCTGAAACTTCAAATTCATGCCAGAGGTGGACGTGCCACGTGCTAGTTGTGGTATCTCGGCACCGTTGGTGCATTGCATCCAGGTTGAACCGTTATCAGTGGAGGCCAGCACGGTCGCCGTTGTCTCGACTTGCCCTCGACTGTCCAAATCAGTCCAACACACCTGACTGTAACCACACGTGCCAAGTGAGGTGAGCGAGGTGCTCGCACTAGTCCATGTGCCTGCTGTCGTCGCTACCATCGAATAATTGTCAATTGAAGCAGTAAACGATGTGCTATTGCTGGTGTAAGCCCTAAAGCCAATTTGACCTGCACTTGTATAGGTGTTGTCCAGGATATCTATGGAGGCAGTGCCAGAGCCGTTGAAGTAAATGGTATGGCGGTTGCCCCTTACCACAATCTTGATGTGATAGAACGTGCCAGCGCTAATGGTACTTGTTGAGACAGATTTGACGTTGGTAAAAGAGCCATCCGAATTGTTGAAGTTATTTTCTCCGAAACCAAAATTGATAGTGTTATTTGAAGTGATAAACACATAATATGCACCATTATTATTCGCGTTCCCCCAACCCGTCTGCCTGTACTCTATGCCGCATTCGGTGTACCCGCTCACAGAACTGAGTTTCACATCAGCCTCAATCGTCCCATCCTGGAAGTATCCAGCCCAGTCGAAACGAGACTGACACCAACTACCACCACTATTTGCACCGGTCGTCATCGTGTATGCGCCACCTGAAACGGCTTGCGTGCCACTATTGAACGTGCCTTTGAGAAAATCCTGCTGACTGAGGATAGCGCTACTTGCCCAGTTCTGTGTGAGTGGGTTGCTACTACTCCCAAGCGTGAGATTGCCATTCGCATTTGGTCCCGTCAGTACTTGTGTTGAACCGGTATTCCACTGTGTTGAGGTTCCATAGGACGTAACGATATCGCTCACCGTTTGGGCGGCAGCACTATTGATGGTGACAGAAACATTCAAGAGCGCAGGAATAGCAGTTGGATCAGAGCCACCAGCGAACTGCTCTCTCAGATAGAAAGAGAGTCCGCTGACATTTGCGCCGGGTGGTAGCCCTGGAAGCGCCTGGTTATTCTGACATTGCAACCAGCAATTCCCATCGTACGAGACAAGCATGAGCATGGTAGCTGCACCAGATGTTGAGGTTGCTGCTAACGCTTGCGTGCCAGGAGGATAGACGATCGCCGTCGCCCCGCTGGTTGGGAGCGAAGCTGTCCAAGTAATATTTGAATTCTGAACAAGTCCAACTGAACTGATGCTATGAGCAGGCGAGACGCGATAACTGGTAAGCGGGTTATAGACCTGGACAACTGATGTGTTGATCGTTGAAGTCAGATATCCTCCCTCTCCTGACGCTGAAGGGGGATTTACTTGTGTTGCAGTGGCCGTCGTGCTAAAGAATGGCGTTCCGCTATGACTTCCAAGATAGCAATTTTTTGCATACATCGTGTACGTGCCACTGCTCGAACCAGCGACCCATGCGTACACACCCACAATGGTTTTCCCGTTCAGACCAGACAGCGTGATATTGCGTGTATACCATGTATCTTTCGCGTACCCAGATAGATCGGCGAGGTTGTCAACAGAAACCCCGTTCTGGTCAAAGTATCCAAGATCACTGCTGTTATCAAGCGTTCCTATGAGATTTGTCAGCACTGTATTATCGCTGCAAAAGAAATCCATCCCAGCCATAAAGGCAGGAGAGGTAGAGGAAATCCACACGTCATAGTTGAACGTGTCATTTGTTCCAATGACCATACTGCCCGACCAAACCTTGATATAGGCGGTATTAATCAATTGCTCCTGATCTGTTTGGCTCCCCCCAGACGCCTGTGCTGGTACATTGGCTATTGTTGCCGCAGGCGAGAAGGTGGCAGTCACCTTGATAGCGCTCTGTGTGTTTGGCACAAGCTCATTGCCGCTTGCCGTCATATTGGTGAGCGTACCACTGCCAAAGTCGCTTGTCGTCTGCTCTGTGAGCGTAAACTGCGTACCTGCCCTGGTCAGTTCCAAATCGCCCGTATTCGATGTGATTGGAGGTGTAGCGGTGTTTGGCGCATACACGAACGGTGATGTGGTGGTGGTGGCAACGGTTCCTGAGAGTGTTCCTTGCCCGAATGTCGTAGGCGTGTAGTCGCTCTCCAACGCGAATGCCCCGGTGATGCCTTCCTGACTCAATTTCGACTGAATGAAGTCTGCCACCATGTCGCCAGAGGTCCAGTTGAGATAGTTCGTCTCGTTTGCACGCTTATCGGCAAGATAGTGGTTGTCCATGAATGTGAGCGCGTGTTCCAATTGCGCGTTACTGTTGCCAGCGGCAGGCTTGGATACTTTGTCGGAATTGACTGCGCCAGTATAGAGCAAACCTTGCTCACTATCTGACAACTGCACTGGCATCGCACGCTGATAGGAAAGCGAACCATCCACATCTTCGCCAACCAGCGTTGCAATGCTTCTCTGGTCAATTGCATCGGCAATGGTGATGCTCTGGTCTCTGATGGGCAGAGCATCACCTGTCTGGAAATTCGTCGCACCAATGAGGCAATTGAGGCCGTCAGGTGTAGCAATCATCTCAGGCGCAATGATAATTGCGTCGTTGTAGACGCCTTGCGTTGCGCTATTGCTGACATAGACGGTGAATACATCGCTTGCCCATGCCGTTGCGCCGTTCCACACAAATGCATCCATGTACAAGGTGTCGCCATTTATGAACTGCCAGGGCCATGAATTGAGCACTGACGGAGTGATGTAGACGGTTTTCGTGGTTGAGAAACTTTGACCACTGAGTGTGCTGACGCCAATGGGATAGTACACACCATCCATTGTGCGGCGATAGTAGCGCACAATAAGCGATGCACCTGTCTTGGTGGTGCCTGACTTTGCCAATGTGAAAATACTGCTCCAGTTCCCGGCGAGAATGGTGTTGCCTGCGAGGTTAATGCTCCACCCTTTACCCGTTGGGGCTGGCAAGACTGGCGTGCTACTTGACGCACCACCTTGAGCAAGTAGTTCTACATAGCTGTTTGTGCCTGATGCTGGCATGGTGACGGTGAAACTGGTCTCAACACCCCCTGACACCTGAGACATCTGATCTGATTGCGTCAAGCCTCCAATCGTTTGCGCCACATTGGAGGCGTAGAAGACGGCACTACTGGTGAGTGAGGTTGAAGCCGGAATGGTGCGGGAGTGCGTCGTGGTAAGGGACGCTGATGCTGGAATGGTACGGGCAACTGTTGATTGCAGCGCCGCTTTGCTGGTGATGGTGCGACTGACGGTATTTGCAAGAGATACGTTCGCTGGTACTGTTCTGCTTTTTGTTTGTAGGAGCGCCGCGCTTGCCGGGATAGTTCGAGCGTTGCCTGTCGATTGTAACGCCACCGTGCTTGGGATGGTGCGGTTCACCGTCCCTTGCAGGGCTGCACTAGCGGGAATGGTACGCGTGCCTGAATTTGTGAGAGCGATTGTGCTGGGAATAGTACGGCTTCTTGTGATGGCAATAGCCGCCGTTGCGGGAATAGTACGTGCAATGCCCGCCTGTGACAACGCCGCGCTACTGGGAATAGTACGTGCGTTTGTGGACTGTAACGCCGCTGTGCTGGTGATGGTTCTGCTGAGTGTGGATTGAAGCGCCGCTGTTGCAGGCACAGTGCGCGAGACAGTGGTAGCCGCTGGTGTGAAGGTTGAGGTTGTGACCTCCATATCGCCTGCAACGCCAATTGTTCCACTATTGGAAATAAAGTTTGTGGGGTTGTCGCCGCCTGCATTGGCGTTGTTGTCAAACCACCACAAATCGACGTAAATGCCGTCGCCAGAGGCTAGCGTGACACTACCCATAGCAGTTGCAGCATGGGTATACGTGGTCTTCGTAGTAACGCTCTGCGTGGCAGTGATAGAGCCTATTGAAGTGTAAACACCACCGGAATATTTATAAAAGCGAATGGTTGTCGAGACGCCATGAGATACGGCAGAGTGCGTGTGCCTTGCTGACCAGTTGCCCGCCGCGAAGGTGCCAGCTTGCCCCGGCCAAAATATCCACCCATTGCCGGTCGGAGCAGGCAGCGCTGCTACAGCCGTTGACGCGCCACCTTTTGACCGGATTTCGGCGTACGGGTTGCTGGTACTGGCAATGGTGGTTGTATTTGATGTTTCTGTACCACCTGATGTTGTGGACATCTGACAGGCGGTAGACAGGGTAGTGTCAGCTACATTCGAGCCGAAGATTGTGGTCACAAGCGCACTCTATTTCTTCTACAGGATGCCCAATACAGCGGCGCAGTCATAGTGCATATCAGTGGCGTTTGCAGGGAGTGTGCCACTGGCGAGCGTCTTGATCCGGCTCAAGTCGCCGATAAATGCGAGAATGGTGGCTTGGTCGCCTGCTGAAATGGTTGCCGCCGTCATGTTGTCGGTGGTCATATTCTGGTTGTAGCTCTGATAGCGCTGGTCTACCCATGAAAGGAATGTCCTCAACTGTTGCGCATCGTTTTGCAACATGAGGAGGATATTGGCCTGAGACATTGAGATAACTGACATAGATGTATCCTTTCTAAACTGCCTGGAGGTCGTTGGTGAGTAGTGTGCTGCCGTCATCGGAAATGAAGAGGTACACCGCTTCATCGCCACGTTTCCACCCGATGCAGTGGACCGTTGGGCGCTGGGTGCTTTCATCTGCAAAAGGGTTGATCTCAACGCTCCTGCGCCGAAAAAACACAGGGGTTGCGCCTTGTGGGATGTTGACGCTATGCGAGGCACCATCTTGTAAGGAGAGCAGGAGCAGCGTCTTCACCCGTGTGTGGTCCACCTCTGCAAACCCGCGTCCCTCTGCACGGTCGTACTCAGCAATGCACGTGTCATCGGTATAGAGTGCGCCCCACGTGTAGGCTTCCTGTTGCGTGGGCGTGTGTCCTATTGAGAAGCCGAGGCTGTACGCTTCCTGTTCTGTCGGTGCTGTATCGAGCAAGAGAATCTCCTGTAAAAAACAAAATGAGCCATATCGCATTGATATGGCTCAGAATGGCTCCGGTTGTGAGTTATTTAGTTGTTAGTCAGGCAAGAGTGGCTCTATGCCTCTTGTTGGTTTGTCTCCATTGCTGCGTAATGGGCTTCAGAAAAGACCCTAGCAGCCTCTAATCCTTCTTCGGTGTAGGGAAAGTATTTCGCTACCTTACAGGTGACGCAATGACAACGAAAGACGTACATCAATGGGTGGCGACTCTTGTGAGTAGCACCCTTATGAATAGATACCCCACGAATACCCGTCTTTGATGTGCTGTACGCGCCGCCATTACGGTTAGCGTTATTTTCCTGATTAGAGACTAGACGTAGATTAGCCCTACGGTTATCAAGTGTATTGTGGTTGATGTGATCGACATACATGCCGTTGGGCGCGTCCAGAAGGAAGCGATGCATGTATACTGAACCCGATGACACTGCATAGTATCCATCCATTGTATTAGGTGTGGCATACCATCTATGTCTCAGCGCTTTCTCTGCATCTGCCTTATCGATTATTGCTCGTTGACCTCTACTGAGCGGGACAAAGACAACATCGTTTTCATTAAAATTAGGAATAGCCGCATGGATAGGCTCATCTACTTTACGCTCAGAGTGTGGTCCGTTTTCAACTGTAGCCGTGAACAGATTGGATCGACGTGGATGCCTTTGTGTTGTGCGTGGTGGATCATAAGAGAAGTCTTCTTCCCATTTCTTTACGAGGTCTTGCGCTGCTTGCAATCCTTCAGGTGTGTATGGATAACTTTTCGACTTTCTTACACCATTGCGCATCATCGTTACATAGTAATGTCGATATCCTTTGTTGTTTATGACATGTATATGCAGCAGACCTGTCTCACCGCGCTTATATCGCCTGTGATTACAATTTTCTGATGCAGTAACCCATCGCAAATTCTCACGGCGATTATCGAGCGTGTTATGGTTGATATGATCCACCTGTACATCCCCATCAGGCATAGTGTCGCCGAGGATGTACCGATGCATAAAAATCGGCTTCCCCTGATAACGCCCCCTTGCATAATAGCAGTCGTTGGACGGAACATATTCTGCATACCAACGTACCTGTAAGACTCGCTCTAAATCGTCCGTGTTAATGGTCGCCTCCTGTCCCCTCGTTAATGTGATATAGGTGACATTTCCCTCGATTCGGTGTACATTCTGTAACATGGTTGTGATTCCTCTCATCTTTTTTGTGTGGTAACAAATTGATGAGTCTATTATATCACAACCGTTGTTATTTTGCACTGCTATTACCTAGCTCTCGTCATAAGATAAGATGACGGAAGGAAGCGAAATGGCGCTGCCAGCTCCTCCACTATAACTAAAATCCACG